ATACCATGAGCATCAATTTCATTTGCTTTGGCTTTTAAAGCAATAGTTTTTCTATAATCAAGAATAAACCATCTTTTGCTTGCATCTTTTCTATAATCCATATATGCTTTTACAAATTCTTTAGGGAAATTTTTAATCTCATTTAATAATCCATTTAATTTAAATTGATCAAAATACATCATATCAAATGCAGCAATTGATATATTATTTTGAAATCCAATTATTTTACAATAATCTAAATCTAAAGGTTGAATCATAAAATTATCATCTAACGATAAACCTTCTAATCTATCAATACTTTCAATAGTAACCATTGAAGTATCTATTTTTTTATTTGATGCAGAAGTGTCACGAAGAATACCTACATATTCACCATCGACAAGTAAATGTCGTAAAATATCTCTAGTTGTCCTATCTATATTTAACATTTTAAGTATAGTATTAAATTTATCTTTTTTATTTTTCATTTTTTGAGATTTACTTCTTAAAGTAGTTATATAAGATAGAGTAGGTAATGCTATCATTCGATCTATTGTTTGCCCATATAAACCATTTAAACAATATGATTGTTTTGATATAACTCTTAAAATTTCATTATATATCATAGGATATTTTACATACTGTTTTAAATCACTCATAGATATATAATCTGTATCTAATCTTCCTAATGAAAAAGAACTATAAGATAATGAATTTAATTCTATTTCATTAGAATTAGATAATGGGGGAGATGTATTAGTATTTATTTCTGTTTGCTGTGTTTGAGGATCTTCTTTTTGTTTTTTTGACAATTAAATCCTCCTTTCTTTATTAATATTATTATAAATATAATGTGTTATTATGAAAATGAAAATACGAAATCATAGTCTGAATCTTGATTTTGCTTTAATAAATCAATTTCTAATAATGAAGCAAAGAAATTTCCGTATGAGCAACTAGTGTAGCGATCCTTTCGGGCAGTTCCTACAGTTTCTAATTTAATATTACCATTTAAAATATGATACTCTAAATTTATAGTTTCATTTATAAGTAATTCCATTTCCAAATAAGGTGCTATAAACCAATTACTTAATTCTACATCATTGCTACCTATATATTCTTTATTATTTTTTGTTAAATATATTTCTGCTTCACTTTCATCAACAAGAAAACTACACATACTTCTTTGTAATTTATCTCTAAAATCTACTGCAACATCACTATTAAATTTAGCATCTGCTAAAACAGGATATATCACAGGTTTTGCATTTAATGATAATGTTTTTTCTTTTAATTCTTCAATTAATTTATTACTTAGTGATTTATGTTCATAAACTGTAAATGCATCATATTCAATGCCTCTTTCTTCATCTTTAGTTACTTCTGCCAATCTTTCAAAAATTGTTATTCCTACATTATGTAAATCAAGAACAATATAATCACCTTCAAAATCATAATATATTTGCTTAATTCTAATTGATTGTAAAGCAGTATGTTCTCCTTGATGAGATTCCATATAAACAAATTCTCTTTTATAGCCTTTTGCAGTAGGAAGTAATCTAATACATGTTATAATAGTATTATCATTTTTTTCACCTTTCCTAGTTGCTACGTCAATAGATACTAATCTAATTTCACCATCTGATTTTTTAATATTATGTGGATTTTTCTTTTTATCTAATAAATCTTTTCTTAAAGGATAAAATGATTTTTTTATAATTCTATTTTTATTAAACATTTGTAATTTAAAATATGAATTACTATTTTCACCAAATGGAATATTTTCATACTCCTCCATAAAAGTTACTTTATCCATTGTAGACTTTTCTCTTAATATTTGCTTTCTTGTTTTAATACCATGTTTAATAGCAATAGGATAATCAAAAGCTATAAACCCAACATTTTCGCCATTTAACATCATTTTAATCATTGTTTTTGTTTCTTCATACCACCACATAGCTTTATGATAAGCAGAAGAAATTAATACTTCTCTTGGTTCTTCAATTAAATGTTGATATATAGGATTTTTTAAATAAGGTGTTTGTCTAGCATAAGCAAAAGGTTTTACAATACTATCATATTTATTTTTGTCCATTATCCGAAATTCTTCTGCGATTGTAAATGTAGAGCGTTCTCCTCGTCCACCTTCATTGCAAGCAACCACTTTTATTGTACTGCCGTTGTGAAGTGTACAAACCCTATTATTATTAGTATTTGCGAAATCTGATATTTCTCTTGCTATATTAGGATGATCAAGTCTAAATCTTGCAACTTTTCCTAATATAATTCCTGCTTGTTTTTGTGTGGATGCGACCACTACAACCTCTGAATTAGGCCAAAGTGTAGCCCTTGCTAATGCAAATAAAGCAATTAACCATGATTTTGCTGCTGCTCTACTAGCAATACTTACAAATGCTTCAGAAATACTCATAAAATATATCCATATTATTTGATACCAGTGAAGTTCTACTTGAAAATAAAACTGGATGAACCTGTGGATATTTCTTCTAAAATATGTATTCCAATCAATTATATTTTCTCTCCATTGTTCTGTTACGTCTTTTTCTTTAATCATTGATTTAGGTGCTTTAAATTGATTACTATGACCTGCATATTTACTAAAATTATTCTCATATTTTTTATATGACCTACCCACTGGCATCAACTACTTCTTCATCTTCTAAATTAACATTAATATTATCGTTAATTTGAAAATCTCTATTTCCAGTAACAAAATTCTTAATAGGACGTAATATATAATTTTTAATATATGGAATAAAACCATCCATATCTTTATATTTTTCTTGTTTATCATGCCATTCAGCAGGTCTAAATTGTTCTATATCCTTAACAAATAATCCCCATGCATCATGTGATTTTCCAGCACTTGCAACATTAGCTTTAGCTGGATCTACACTTGCGGTTTTAAATAATTCTTGTAATTCTTTTACATCTTGTGATACATTTTCATCATTAGCACGTTTGTTTCTAATTATTAATATTTTTATACAAATTTCTTTTAGTAATGTTATTTCTGCTTGATTATCACATTTATGAGTTTTTTGCCAATTTGATAATTCAGATTCTAGAAATATATAATCATCTAATGAAAAACCTCTTCCCCAAAATAAAACTAAATCGTCATCAATTTCTTCTTCAACTTGAGTATTAATAATATTTTCAAATTCACTATCTTTAAATCTAAATGATTCAAAATTTTCATTTTTCTTTCCTGTTGAACCAAGTTTACTTTTGTAATATCCAAATAATTTATTTGCTTTTTTACCTTTTGACATTAAATTTTCTACATGAGATTGTGCTTGTTTTAATGCTTCTTCACTATATCTTACGTCTAAATCTCTGCATGTTAATTTTAAAGCTATATCTATATTATTATGTATTGAAAAATAATTATCGAAAATCTCATTACAATGATCTCTACAAACTGAAAGATAACCATTCTTATCTATATTTGGATTTGTACATTCGTAAAAATAGGATATAGGAAGCATTTTCATACAAATTCTACAATAACCTTCTCCAGATACCGTTTTAACTTCTTTGATATTCTTATTAGTTTTGGTTAATCTTGGCATCTGGCATCATCTCCTTTATTGCATTATTTATTAAAATTTTATATGTGTTTTTATCATCAAATATCCAATAAGGCAATTCTAAAAATAAATATCCTTTAAATATAGCATAATCTTTTTTATATTTATCTTTTCTTTGTTGATATTCTAATTCATATTCTGGTGTTGTATGATATTTATCAGCAAGTTTCTTATGCCATGAATTAACTTCATAATGTTGTTTACCATTAACTTCTATCATCAAATGTTTATCATTTATAATTATTTCATTATCATATCTTAAATTAAATGTCTTTTTTATTGAAACATGTTTTACAATATTTTTAGGATTTAATGTACAATTATTTTCATGTAAAATTTCATACCCTAATTTATTTATATATAATCTAGTATATTCTTGTATAATACTTTCTTCTTTTTCTTGTGTGCATTTAGGACATCTAAAATTTACTAAATTAGATAAAGCAATATCTCTTTTAAAATCTTTATGTTTATCATCAGGACATTTCCAATATATATCTTCATTACTATGTGGTGAATACTCATATGTAGTCTTTTTATTTTTATTACTCCATATATTCACTACTTCAGGATATAATGTTCCTAAAGAATCTAATAAATGGACATTTTTAGTACCACAATATGAACATCTAACTCCCATTGATGTAAATGAATTAACTAATATTTTTGAACTAACATGATAATCTTTCTCTTGACATTTGATATAAACTCTATTTATTGAATTTTTATCAATTTCCCATGGACTAACAGTATTCTTTTCATAATCCCAATACAATTCTAAAGCATTATTTCCATATAAATCTATTAAATATTGTGCAAATGAATTACATTTCTTACATCGTATAATTCCATCACTAAAATTACTAGTAAAATCATTAATTGATTTTAATTCACTCTTATGTAATCCTCTTGGGCATTTTAAATATATTTTTGTTTTACTACCATAACTTATTTCACTTGGTTTGCAATTATTTAATTTATAATCCCAACGATTTAAAACATCATGTTTATTATTCTCAATACACCATTGTTCGAATGATTTACCGTTTTTAAGTCTTGTTAATTTTAATTTATTGGAACTATATATTTTTTTAACACATTTATTACAATAATATTTATTATCTTCATGTTTGTGAGTTAAATAAGTTTGCCAAGGTATATCTAAAATTTTGGCACAATCATTATTATCACATTTTACTTTAACAAAAACATGACTTCCTTCTGGCAAATCTTCAACTTTAACAATTAATTCATCATTTAATTTAGTAAATGGATAACCTTTATTTTGATAATATTTTTTCATTCTACCAGACCAAACAGTTTCTACTTCTTTTGTTATTAACATTTATATACCTCTTTTCTGTGTTATTTATTTCTCTGTGTGTTTTTATATTTAAAATAAAAAAGAAACGAGTCCACACAGAGATAGGGAGCTACCCTATTCAAAACTCGTTTCTTAAAAATAACATTTATAAATTACAATATACAATAAAATTCACTAATAATTAAACTAGTGAATTTAATCTATATTGAAATAATATTTTTTATTCTTCTAATGCTTCTTCCATTAATTCTTTCATAAAACATTTATGATCGTTCCATCCAATATTCTTACCAATACTAAATAATTCATAAAGTAAATTTCTCATCTCGCAACCACAATCACAATCTACATTGTCTAATTTATACGCAAAATATTCTATCATTTTTATCTCTTCAATTTGTTGGTCTGTGAATTCTTCTTTATTGCAAACACATTCATTACAATCTCCACAATCATCATACTCGTAAGGATTTTCTCCACAATCATCACAATTATCTTCATCATTTGCTTCCAAAATAATATCAGCAAACTCATCTAAAATTTCCTTAATACACTCTGGACAACCACCAGTATTCTGAATTTTATTAGCAAAAATATCTAACAATTCATCATAATCTACCTCTTGTTCATTTTCATTACCACATTCTCCACAACAACCTTCACAAATACCTTCACAATATCCATGACAAATATTCATAGTTTCTTGTGATTGTGATTCCAATTCTTCTTTTAAATTTTTATCTTCAATATCTTTTTCTCTGTCTAATTTATAAAAATATAAATCTCCATCAACTTCTTCTTCATTTATCCAATACTTTTCAATCCATTTTCCATTATCAGAATCATA